ACGCCGAACGGGCTGCGCAGAGCGCCACGCATGATCAACAGCGGCAACGGCTGGACGCTCGCAGATGCGCGCGTGCGTGTCGGCGAGTCGTGGCAGTGACCGCAATCTAATCCCCCTCGCGCGCCCCTCACACGGGCGCGCAACTGACCCGGCAGGTTCCGGGGCGCCGAGACAATCGGCACCAACACACTTGACGTGCTTACGTGTAAGCATGTATATAGCTACAGTATGAACCGTGTTGACCTGCATACCGCGACCACCTTCCTCAAGTTGAGGTCGCCTGACTTTGCCGCCGTTGTGGCGCACCTGAAGGCTTGCCGACAGGACGCTCAGGAGGTGATGAGTCAGACCCCCCACGAGGACGTGTGGCGGACCATGCAGGGCAGGGCGGCACTTGCAGCAGAGCTGGTCGACCTCATCGAGAACGGTGAAGCGTTGGCGGCGAAGCTGGCGAGACGATGATTTTTCAACCCAAGCTCCCCGGCCAACCCGGAAGCGATGGAGACTCAAGTGAGTAAATTCCCCGAAGCGATTCAGCGCCAGATCGACGAAGCCGACGCACTGGAGAAGCAACTGTACGGACAGCCCGAAGGTGACGTCACCGAAGGTTCCGCCGAGGTTGTTGATCAGCCGGTTGTCGAGCCTGTTCAGACCGAGCAGCCCGCACCTGAACCGCAAGAGCCGCAACAGCAGCCTGAACTCAAAGCCAAGCCTGGACGCGAGGAGGATGTGGACTACTGGCGCAGTCGCGCCAACGCCCTGCACGGTTTGAACCAGCAGCAGGCGCAGGAAGTCCAGACCCTCAAGCAGCACCTCCAGAATCTGGCCTCCGAGGTCGAGACCCTGAAGACCGCCAAGACGAAAGAGGCGGAAGCGGCAGAGAAGGATAACGACGCCGAGGTTTTTGGCGAGGATTTGATCGAAGCTGTCGATCGTCGTGCGAAGCGCATGGCTGAAGCCCTCGTGGCTCAACAGACCGCGCAAATGCAGGCGTATATCAAGCAGCTCGAAGGACGACTGTCGAACGTCGACCAGCAGGTTGCCACCAGCGCGCAGGATCGGTTCTTGAACCGACTCACCCAACTCGTTCCCGATTATGAGGCGGTGAACGTGGACAACGGGTTCCTGTCGTGGCTGGGCGAAGCCGACCCGGTGTACGGGGTGACGCGTCAGGCCGCACTCGATGCTGCCGCGCAGAATCTCGACGCTGACCGGGTAGCGAACGTGTTCAACGCCTACAAGGAGTTGACTGGTAAACAGGGTCAGACGCAGCAGCGTCAACAAGTCCGCCAGGAACTGGAGCGTCAAGTGGCTCCGGCCAAGGCAACCGCCAGCGCGCCCACTGCGCCCGCTGGGAAAATCTGGACCCGCGCTGAATTCGAGCGCGCCTACGACCCGCGAAACATCCGCGACATGGGTCAAGCGAAAGCCGACGCCCTCGTGGCGCAGGCCGAGCAGGCGCTCGCAGAAGGCCGCGTTCAGTGGTGAGCCCCGGAGCCATGTGCGAGACGACCCTTATTGAATCCAAGGAGTAATCCAACATGGCCACTGTAACCGCTTCCGTCCCGCTGGTTGGCTACCACGGCACCCCCACCACCGCTGGTGGTAACTACGCTGGTGTGAACTACTCGGGTACTTTCATCCCGACGCTGTGGGCTTCCAAGCTCAACCGCAAGTTCTACACCTCGACCTGCCTGACCGAGATCACCAACACCGACTTCCAGGGCGACATCGCCAACCTGGGCGACAAGGTTGTGATCAACAACGTGCCGGACATCGCCATCGCCGACTACAAAATCGGTGGCGATCTGAACTACGCCGTGCCGACCCCGTCGACCGTCGAGCTGGTCATCGACCGCGCCAAGTCGTTCCAGTTCCAGGTCAACGACGTCATCGTTCATCAGTCCAAGCCGAACATGATGGAGACCTTCTCCAACGACGCGGCCATGCAGATGAAGATCGCCATCGACAAGGCGGTGATCCACGGCGACAGCGCAGCCCTTCCGGGTATCAGCTCGACCGCAGACGCGGCCAACCAGGGCGCCACTGCGGGTGTCAAGACCGGCAAGTACAACCTGGGCACCGCTGCCGCTCCGATCGCACTGACCGGCTCGAACGTTCTTCAGACCCTGACCGCCCTTGCTGGCGTGCTGGACGAGCAGAACATCCCCGAGACCGACCGCTGGCTGCTGATCGACCCGTACACCCGCAACCTGCTGATGCAGTCGAACCTCGCGCAAGCGCAGTTCATGGGTGACGACAAGTCGATGGTCCGTAACGGCAAGATCGGCATGATCGACCGTTTCACGGTGTACGTCACCAACCAGCTCCCGGCCGCTGCCGCCGCGCAGGACTACTGGGGTGACGCCGCTGGTGGCACGGCTGCTCGTCGCGTGCTCATGGCCGGCCACAAGAGCGCTGTGACCTTCGCTAGCCAGATGACGAAACTCGAGACTTTGCGAAATCCTCGAGATTTTGGGGACCTCGTACGTGGATTGAACGTCATGGGCTGGAAAACTCTCCTGCCGAAGGCGCTGGCTGTTGCGCTCGTCAACTAACGTGCTACGACCGTAACACGTGGAACAGGGGCTTCGGCCCCTGTTTTGTTTTCGCAACCCATTGACCTGTTTACACCTAAACAGTATATTCGGACAAGCGCAAAGCCACATTTCGGAGCCACACATGAGCCTCTACGACAAGCTGAACGACGACCCGCGCGTTCAGAACTGCTTCCCCAAATTCATCGCTGTTGTCGATCGCAAGCACGTCGTGCTGGCCGAGGTCGTCAGCGGTCAGGTCTACCTGACCCACGAAGGCGAAGCGTTCTTCGCCGACGCTCCGGCCGAGGAAGCGGAAAAGCCCGCCAAGAAGCCGCGCGCCAAGAAGGCCGCGCCGGTCGAGGTTCCCGAAGTCGAGGCCGACGATCTGGGAGAAATCCCGGATTTCCTCGACGACCTGGACGTGGGTGAGTAAGCATGACGGTCGCGCTTGAGACCTTCATCCCGGACATCGCGGTGGAGTGTTCCGGCGCGTCCAACCCGCTGATTCTGTCGGCGGTGCGCACGGCTGTCATCGAGTTCTGTCGCAAGAGCCTGTACTGGCAGGAAGAGGCTGACCCGGTGACGCTTACCGAGGGGGTTGCGGAGTACGCACTATCCACCCCAATCGGACGCCAGATCGTGCAGATCATGAGCGTCAACATCGACGGGGAGGGCACCCTGCCACCCCTGACCCTTGAGCAAGTCGAACGCGCGTTGCCGCAGTGGCGCACCGTGCAGGGTAGCCCGGTCGGTTTTGTCGTGGTGAACCCAGAGACCTTCCGCCTCACCCCCGTGCCGGTCGCATCCGGCACACTGACCGCCACCGTGGCGTATGCCCCGACCCGCACGGACGGGGTCGTCCCAGATGCGATCTACGACCAGCATTTTGAGGTCATCAAGCACGGCACGCTCTCGCGGCTCAAAGCCATGATGGGGCACGCGTTCTACGACCCGCAGGCGGCGATCTACTACACCGGGCGGTTCAACGCCGGGGTGAACGCGGCGGCGGTCGAGCGCAACAAGGGGTTCTCCAGGGCCAATTTGCGGGTTGAGCCCCGCGCTTTTGTTTGAGGTAGCGCATGGCCGCAATTCAAGTCAACGACGTCGTCACGCGGGTGTCGCAGCTCCTGCAAGACACGACGCACATCCGCTGGCCGCTCGCTGAAAAGCTCCAGTACATCACCGACGCCGCGCGGGAGGTGTGCTTTTTCAAGCCTGACGCCTGCGTCAAGACGAGCGTGGTGAATCTGGTTGCCGGGACCAAGCAGGGCATCCCTGCGGACGGCACAACCCTGATCGACATCGTTCGCAACATGGGTGTGGGTGGCGCCACGGCAGGCACCGCGCCGCGCGCCGTGACCCGCGAGATTCTGGACGCCCAGCTCCCCGGCTGGCACGCCTCCACGGCGAGCGCCGAGGTCAAGCACTACACGTTCGACCCGCAGAACCAGAAGGTCTTCTACGTCTATCCGCCGCAGCCTTCGAGCGGAACGGGTTCGCTGGAGGTAGTGTATTCGGCCGAGCCGGCCAACGCCACCGAGAACGGCACGCTCGATCTGGACGGCACCTGGGTGCCTGCGATCGTCAACTATACACTGTACCGCTGCTACTCGAAAGATGCCGAATACGTCGCCAACGCGAACCTTGCGGTGGCGTACTACCAAGCCTTCAACGCGCAAATGACCGCGCGCACCGCAGCCGAGCAAGCCGCCGACGTGAATCGCAACAGCGCGGGCACGAACCCTAACGTAAGGGGTGCAGGATGAACAGCGTCCATACCCCGGTAGAGCCTGATCGCCGTCATTGGCACCTCGACAAGACCCTCAACGTTTCGCACCTACTGACTACGCTTGTTGTTGCTGGAAGTCTGTTCGCATATGCGAACAACATGGATAAGCGCGTGGCGATTCTCGAAGAGAAGATGCAGGTGCAGGCGACCGAGAACCTGCGCAGCCAGACCGAGGTAAAAGAACTCGCAGCCGACGTGAAGCACGAACTGCGTCTTTTGCGAACCGAGCTTTTGCGCCTGATGGCAACAAACCCCACCACAGCACCATGAACTGCCTTACCCGCTCCCTCGATCTGCTGCATGAGAAGGGCGGGTGGTTTGCTGCGCGGGCGAGCGCCCATTCTGAGTGGGGCATGCATGCAATCCACATCGACCGTGACGGACGGGTGACGAGCTATGTTCCGCCCGAGCCGCTACTGCACCCTTCGCTTTCGCTGTCTGGGTTTGATGGGGATGACCGGCACGCGGACTACCCGCGCAATGCCCGTCCTACACCGCTCAAGATGATCGTTGTGAGCGCATGGATTCTCGCCATCGGCGCAACGCTCTGGGCAGTCAGGCGCGCGATCTGGAGGCGCACATGATCTATCTCTGTTCCTACGTCGGGGACGGCACGGTTGGCAACGCGGTGATCCGCGCATGGACCGGGCGCAAGGAGTCGCACTCCGAACTGCTGTTAGGCGACACAACCTTTGCGTCGACCATTCGTGACGGCGGCGTGCGCTCGCAGTCTTCCAGAAAGACGCTCGCCAAGCTGGAGCACTGGACCATCGAGCCGTGTAAGTGGATTACGCCGGAACAACTGATCGCGCACTTCGCAGCAACGCAAGGGCAGACCTACGACTGGTTTGGGTTGGTTGGCTCGCAAGTCTTTAACCGGGGCATCAACAACAAAGGCGCGGCGTTCTGCTCAGAGTGGATCGCGCAAGCTGGCGGCGTACCGAACCCGGAACTCTACAACCCCGGAACGCTGCGCGACCTGAATCGCTATTTGAACGAGGTGGTGAAATGACTCTCCCCGACAAGAACCTGGACTGGCCCATCGCCTACGATGCGGTGCTGGAAATCGCGCGCTCCGAGGGGTGCAGGCTCAAGGCGTATCGGTGTCCGGCCGGTGTTCCGACGATCGGTTGGGGCCACACTGGTGGCGTCAAGATGGGCGATACCTGCACGCAGGAGCAGGCGGACGCGTGGTTTTCGATTGATCTCTCAGTATATGCAGACGGCGTTCAGCGCGAACTCAAGCGCGATGCGTCTGACAACGAACTCGGCGCGATGGTGAGCCTTGCCTACAACATCGGGCTGCATGGATTCGCCAAATCCACCGTGCTGAAACGGCACAACGAGGGCGACCGCCAGTCCGCTGCCCGAGCGTTCGCGCTGTGGAACAAGGCGCGCATCAACGGCGTGCTCCAGGTGGTCGACGGTCTGACCTCGCGCCGCGCGCGGGAAGCCGCCCTGTACCTGTCGGACGACTCGCAACCCATGCCGCAGGAAGTCGAGCCCGAGTCGAGCCTGAAGAAAAGCCCCATCGCGCAGGCGAGCACCGCTGCCGTGCTGGCGACCGTGCTGGGCACGTTGAGCGAATCGACCGAGACCGGGCAAGCCGTGGCGCTCGCGCTCGGCATCCAGCCGGTGTACGGGGTACTGCTGGCCGTCCTGTGGTCGGGCGCTGTGAGCTTGTATCAGCGCATCAAGCAGCGCCGTGAGGGGTGGGCATGAGCCCGCAAGAACTGCCGCTGTGCTGCCGTCAGTGCGTGCACAAGCAGAGCCAGCACATCTATCCGAGCTGGAGCCATCGGTGCCTGAAGTCTAGGCCGATGGTCGAGAACTGCCGTTGGAAAACCGGACACCGGGAGCCGCGCAATGAGCGAAAAGATTACTGACATGGCCGCATGGAAGGCCGAGCACTTCAAGCCGATCAACGACGCCTGCCGCTGGAGCGAAGCGATTGAATCGGTGCTGACGACGAACCTGCGCATCGTGTTCGCGTGGCAGCGGACGTGGCTGCGCGCCTGGGGGGTGCGATGACGACGCTCTCGATCCGCAAGTTCAACGGCGAGATTCCTCGCCTCCCGGCCGACCGGCTCCCCGAGGACGCCGCACAAACGGCGATCAACTGCGACTTCGCGCACGGCGAGCTGCGCCCGCTCAAAGCGCTCGGAACCCACTACACGGTGGGCGCCACCGCACAACCCTGCCGCGCGCTGTTCACGGCGGATGGGGTGAACTTCTACGCCTGGAACATGCCCACGCGGGCGTACCTGCACCCGACGATCGACGACACCGCGAACCGGGTGATCTACCACACGCAGGGGCAGAAGCTGAAGGTGGCGACCCTTGCCGGGATGAAGGCGATCAACCTGAACCCCGAACCTCCGTCCGCGTCGTTTGATCTGGGTGTGACGCGCCCCGCTGCGCCTGCCGTGAGCCTTGGCGCCGCAACCTCCGGCGACCCGGAGACCGTCGCCCTTGTTGCGACCGTGGTGAACGTGTGGGGCGAAGAGTCCGCCCCGAGCAACCCCGTGCTGTTCGACCGCCAAGCAGGCCAGAACGCGACCTACACCGTGACGCACACGGCGACCGCAGAGCAGCAGGCGATCAACGGAATCAACTTCTACCGCACCTACCCGAGCCTTCAGGGCACGACGGAATACTTCCTCATCAACTCGACGCCTGCCTCGCTATCGGAAGGCGCGGCGACCCTGGTTGATGCGTCGGACGCGCCGCAGACCACGACGAACCTCACTTCGACCGAGTGGGACACACCGCCTGCGCTGCCGAGCAACCTCACCTACGTGGGGAACGGCTTCTTCGCCATCGGCTCGGGCAAGGACATCGTGTTCAGCGAGCCGTATCACCCTCATGCGTGGCCGTACCGCATGACGCTTCCCCACGGCATCGTTGGCATCGTGGCGGTCGAAGGCGGCATTCTGGTGACGACGCAGGCACAGACCTACCTCGTGTCGGGCGCGCACCCCACGCAGATGAGCCAGCAACTTCTCCCGGTCGAGCAGGCTGGGTGGTCGTCCACGGCGATGAGCCGCATCGAAGGCGCCGCGGTGTTCGCATCCAATGACGGCCTTGTCTCGGTCTATGGCGGGCAACCCTCGCTCAAGGAGTCGCAGCGCCTTTTCACCCGCAAGGACTGGCGTGAGAAGTACAGCACGGCGCGACTCAACTTGCGCCTCGCGCACCACGACGGCAAGGTGCTCGGCCTGATCGACCCGAGCTATCCCACGGCCTCCAGCGCAACCCCGTTCATCCTGCGTCTGGACGAAGCGGCGGGGTCTTACTCCCGGCTCGATGCAGGCCAGAGCCTCTACAACGCTGCGGTGTCGGGCACGACCGACCAGCTTTTCGTCACCACGGCAACCGGGTTCGCCGAGTTCGCCGGGTCAAGCACGGACCTTGCCTACGAGTGGCGCTCCGGGGAGCGGCTGTTCCCGCTGCCGATCGGGTTCGCCTGCGGGGTGGTGGATGCCGTGGGTACGGCAACGCTCGAAGTCTATGCGGATGGGGCTCTTCGCGGAACGGTCGCCGTTTCCGGGCGCACGAACTTTCGCCTGCCGCCCAACGGCCCAGCCTATCGCTGGTCGGTGAAGCTCACCGGCACCGCTACTGTGCGTGAAGTCTCGCTTGCTCAATCTTTTGCCGAACTGAAAGGTGTTTGATGGCAGTCCAAGTCAATCCGATCACGCCCAGCCTCCCCGCCACCACGGCGATCCAAGACCCGGCCACCCGGCGCTTCGCCCAGGCCGTTGAGGACGCCCTACGTGCGCTGCGCTCCGAAGAGGGCGCTGTCGAGTCGCTGAAGAAAGCGGCGGACGCCATGAACAATGCGGTCGCAGGCGGCACCCCGCCGAGCATCGCGCAGTGGCTGTTCTCGTCCGAGCTGTACCAGAAGCTCACGAGCGAGATTGCGCGGGTCGATACGCAAGCCAAGCAGGACGTACTGGACGAGGCGCTTGCGCGTTCGCAGGCCATTCAGGAGATTCAGGCAGCACTGGCCGAGATCGAATCGACCCCTGCATACGACCCCGCGACCACGTATCAGATCGGCGATCTCGTCACCTACGACAACAAGCTCTATCGTGCCAAGGCTGAGACCACCGGCAACCTGCCGACGAACACGACGTATTGGGACAAGGTGGGCGATTACGCCACGCTTGGCGATGTGGTGGCGGCGCACACACTGCAACTCTCTGAGATTGAGTCAGACATCACCGACATCGGCGGCGACCTCGCGGCAGAGATAACCGCACGGGACACGCTCGCAACACAACTTCGCGGAACCTACGCCGGCACGGACGTTGCGATGGTTTCGCAGGGGCTGCTGTACTCCGAGCGGCAGGCGCGCGTCACCGCAGATGGCGTAACGGTTTCGAATTTGAACGCGCTGCGCGCGCAGGTCGGTGTGACCGAGGCCGGGACGCTGACCGAGGGGTTCATCCTCAACGAACAGACCATCCGCAACACGAACGACCTTGCTATCGTCAATGCGGTGAATACTGCGCTCGCGCAGATCACCGGGGTTTCGACCTCGATCAGCCAGTCTGGCGAGAACCTGATTGCCAACTGGTCGCAGGCGCAGGCAAACAAGTGGAACCAGATCGAATCCGAGGTGCTGACCTCTGGCGGGCAGACCATCCGTGCGGCGCTGCTTCAAGAGTCCCAAACCAGGGCAAATGCAGACGGCTCGCTTGGCGCGCAATGGACGCTCAAGACCGACATCAACGGCTACATATCGGGCTTCGGCTTCGCCAGCACCGCGAACAACGCGACCCCAACCTCCGAATTCATCATCCGCGCCGACAAGTTCGCTGTGGTGATGCCGGGGTACGGCGAGCATGTGCCGTTTGCGATCGGGCCGAGCGGGGCTGAATTTACGGGGCTGACGAGCTGGGGA